CAGAACACAAAAGCCATCAATTAACCGTAAAAGTCGCAAAAAATGACCCCATTACTACCAACACCTGATTACTATTTACACAACTTAATAACCATGACGAGTTCAGAATCTAAAAGGCTCTGGAGAAGAGCTATCAAAGAGCACTTTAATTGTCAATGCGTTTATTGTGGAGGAACTTATGAATTACAACAACTCACTATTGACCATGTACGCCCTAAATGCAAAGGGGGTAGAGATGAAACGACGAATGTCGTGCCTTCTTGTCAACGATGCAATCAGGAAAAAGGTAGTAAGGACTGGCTGGACTGGATGAGAGAAACGTTCGGGGTAACTGAACGAGAACAAACTATTTTATCACATATAAGATGAGCAAATACACCAAACCCATACCGCTTGATAAACTGCCAGAAACTCCAGCAGTATATGGCGAGATGATAGAAGAATATAATCAAACAAAAAAGACTGTATCTAGAGATATAGAGGTTGAAGGTCTGGGTAAGGGTAGGCTTGTGCTGAGTAAACAAAACAAAGGCAAGCCCTTCTTTTATGCAGATGAAGCAAACGTAGATGCTAATGTAAAAACTGCAAAACAATTAAGTGTAGCTGAAAATATTGTTAATTTACCAGCTGCACTAGCACCATTTTTTCCAATAGCTAAAGGTGCTCAAAGAATAATTAAACAGAGAAGAGACAGTCAGATTAAAAAGTCTGTACTAGGAGCTCAAGATCTTGATAAGGTAAATAATGTAATTGATTTAGTTAAAAGTAAAGCATCAGGCACTACTAAACCCGTAATACCTACTAAAACAACTGCTACTACCAAAAGTATAATGGATTTATATGGAGGTAAACTGACACCAAAACAGAAAGAAATATTGTCTGGTATTACTGCACGAATGGCTGGAGGACTTGATGTACCGTCCATACCGCCAAAAGGTGTAAAATTACGTGATGATCCTATTGATCGAGATGCAGCTTTATTTAGAGCACAAAGCGATGCTGATAATTTAGATGTAGACCCAGCGTCTCCTACATTCGGTCAAGAGTTAGCAAACTTTGGAGTACCTATGCCTACACAGCTTGCTAACGAATTAAGAGGTCAAGCAGCTGACGAGGTAGTTCAAGGAATGGTGGCTAATGTAAACCCATCACAAAAAATTGCACTAAATAAAAGTATTACAGAGATTCCCGGTTACAAAGCTGTTGTGGGTAGTCCTTATTATTATGATTATAATGTTATAAGGCAACTGATAGCTGGTGGTACTGTAGCAAAAGAGTTAGGATTAAGAACAAGAGGAGTAAATGCACGAGACTTCTTAGAGGCATTTCAAACACCTGTAACTATAGGTGGAGCGTCTAGAGGTGTTGACTTTGGAACTTATAGAAATATGAACGTACCCAAGTTAAGAGAAGCGTTTGGCCCAGCACTAGATGCTTTAGGTTTACCTAGAAATGCGGCTCAGATACACCACATAGCAGCTTTACATGGTATTTCTGGTATATTTCATAAGTTAGGATACAACAGTCCAATATATAGAGAGGTTATTGATACTATATTAGCAGAGTTACCTGATTTTGCAAAAGGTATTGGTAGCATGTCTGGAAACTTAATGCCAATTATTTCTGGTAGTGCTGACTCACCACATTACTATGCTCACTTATTCTACACTGATGTTATTGGTAAAGATGGTAGTAAATTTTTTACACCAGAAGTCCTAGAAAATATGGTGAAAAGTAAAAACTATAGAATACAAAAAGCTAAAGAACTAGGTCAAATTATAGCTCAAGCTGAACGTATAGCATCGCAAGCTCAAACCGTATATGAACAGCTGTATGCACAGGGTACAAGTATACCATTTAGTGAAATTATGGACGTTATGATGCAGTTAAATATAGAAGGTAAGCTTCCTAGAAACATAATGTCTCCAAGATATCAAGTCAAAGCTATAGGAAATCTAATAAAAGATATTAACTTAGCTTTAGAAATAGAACAGCTTAACCCTAGTCTAGACGTAATGCTTATATTACAGACTAAAAACAGACGTAATGTTCAAATATTAAGAGATGTGATTGCTGGTGGTGGTACTGGTGAAGATGCTCAGAAAGCTTTGAATAAATTGTATGGTAAACCTCTTAAGGGTGGTGCTAAACAAACTGACTTTTTTGAAGACATTATTGATGTTGAAAACTTCTTAGAAAAGTATCGTATAGAAGCACGTAATAAACGAGAAGCTGCGAAAGAAAGAAGAAATCAAGCAAAATACTTTGCAGATCCGGAGATAAACTGAAAAAATGGAAAATTCCCTAGTTTTACTACAGCAAGACTTCAAGCTCTTCCTACAGGCATTGTGGGCGGAGCTGGGC